CCAATCACACAATCGTATGCAATCATCAAGGTCCCAGTGTACATTCTTGTCTGCACTTTTACCCTTTACTCTATGTACTCTGGATGTGGTAAAGTCTACAAAGGCATGAGGAGTCAGTTCAAGATCCTCATTAATCATACTTACTTTGAAGTATTTTTTGTTGCGCTTCTCACAATCAATAACAAATAGACCAATGTCTAGGTTATTATCAAGTTCTCTACGCGCAAACTTTGTCTCAAGCGTGACACCCTGAGTCTCTTCAATCCTGTTGATACGCCAGTAGTTCTCTCTTCTGTAGTCATTAGTAAGGGCGAGGCATAATAACCCCACCCTGTTTAAGACTTTTCTTTTTTGATCATCCCATTCCATAGATCACTATCGTAATATAGTATCTATGCAGACTCTTCCCATACTTCTTTGTATTTGAAGTTCTCCTTCAAATCAAAGTACATACGATGAGTCTCGGTTTGAACATAGTAACCAGTCAGATCCTTACCATCATCAGTCCAACCATAACCAATGACACGCTCATCAATATCTTGCAGATCCAATTTTTTAGGAGTATGAAGATAGTGGTTGAATTTTTGATGAAGATTGACTGGCATGGGCACCTCGCTTGAGTATGTTCATATTCTAACAGTATCTATGCAAGGTTCAGGATTCCTTTGGGATCGCTTTAGATTTGTGTTAGTGTTTGTAAAGATTCACTCACCCAGGTCAGTCAATGGACCCCACTTGCCAGAATCACCATCCTTACGATTATCCAACTTATCAAAGATGTCTTCAATCGTGGTAAGATTCTCAATGCTAGAGATCATCTCAGCAATGCCTTTGCAAACATGTGGTTTTTCACCACGAGCAGCAAATGCAAGAGCGTTGCGAAGTGATGCACTTGCATCTTCAAGTGATTCTTTAACTGATTCGGACAGTGCCATGTATTAGTCTCCGTTTTTACTATTATAGCATCAAGTAAACCAAGTTACAATAGAGTAACGTGTTCCTTCCGTAACATCCATGATCTGATGCGGATACATGAAGTTAGCAGGGAATAGTATTACACTACCTGCACCTGCTCTAATCTGTACTTCTTCATTGAAGAATGCCATGCTGCCACCTTCATAGTCATCATTTAGATTGATAGACATGGCAACAGTTCTTGGTTGTTCCTTAAAACTATCAGTGTGTTCTCTGTAGAATCCACCTTTTTGATATCGTAGCAGATCATATCCACTGTCAGACTTCAGGAAGCAAGCAGGGAAGTCTTTAATATACATCTGAGCTGCTCCATTTGCCTTCTTGAAGATCATCTTATCGATCATGTCACGATGCAATCTATTCTTATTGATGATCCGTGGTGTAGAGATGGATATAATGTCACAGTTACGAACACTAGGATTCTGTGTATTATTAGAACTAACCCCTGCTGGTAACCAGTGCTCACAATCCCGATACTCATCAAGAATCATTTCACACTCATCTGGTGTGAAGATGTTGTCATAAACTTTGACATACTCTAGCAACTTATTCTCACCAGAGATTGTTGTAGTAGTCTTTACCAAGTCTTCTCTGTATCGATGATCCTTATCAAAATAGTATTTGAAGCACGGACCATGCAACCTAACATAATGCAAAAATACTTGTGTACAAGACTCACCTTTAAAAGCATCTCTACCATGCTCACCATCCATGCCCAGGTACAACATAGCATCACCTGGATGCAAATCAACAGACTTCTTCTCACCTGAAGGCGTATAGATCCAAATAGTCCATACTTCATCACACTCCAAGTTAATGGTGAGTGAGATCTCACATTGTGGTTTATCTACATGTCCTACAAGAACATTACCATTCTTATACTGTCTGGCATAAGAGTATGTTGGCAACACAGACTCTCCAACCATATCACACACATGCTGGTTCTTCTCAACCAACAGTTCAATGAATGGTTTAAAATCATACTTTGCAGAACTCCCAAAGACTTGAGGGTCACTTGAGAGTTCATGAGTATTACAATACTCCTTAAATTCTTTTGCTAAACTATCTGCTCTCTCTTTAGATATAAAATTAGGAACAATGACGTAGTTGTTGTCAATCAGTTGTTGGTTCATTATCAGGGATTGAGGCGTCAGGGACTTCAGACTCTTCCTCTGCGATCAGTTCTTCGATCTCAGAGACGACTTGCTCCGTGCTGTCTTCCTCAAATAATAACTCAAGATTAAACTCACTGTCAAGCATAGTCATGTCAACATCATCAAAGTCAGTTACCGTAGGACTAGTGTCTTCCGCTGTCTTTACATCTTCAAAATCATCATCAATGAGAGATTTAGTTTCAATGCTCTCGGGGGGCACCACCTCAGCTTCTTCAACTTCAAACATAGACTCATCTACAGCATCATCAAACAGTGTTGGATCAACATTACCATCAAATACTGTTAGATTCTCATATCCTGCTTCAAATTCAAAAGATCTCTCACTCTCACTGAGATTCTCTTGGATTCTTTGTTCACCATAGAATAAGTTTTCATGCGCCTCAGCAACACGTTTATGAACTCTCTCCATTTGTGAATCATGATCAGCGGTCTGCTCACGAAGACTTGCATCATGCCTCTTCTGCATTTCCTCCATCTGATTTTCTAATTCTGCCATTGCCTCTTGCCAAGACAATGCCTGCTTCTTCTCTTCTTCTTCTCTCTTAAGTTTCTCTTGCGTCTGACGTTTCCTCTCTTCATTAAAATGATCAACATATCGATCAATCATCGCACGAGTAGCAGGAGTATTGGCAACAGCACCAGAGTCGTACTCTACCTCACCAACACCATCTTCTGTGCCATCATCTTTCCACTGAATTGCCCATAGATGTTCAATATCAGCAAATGGCCAGTTCTCTTCAGTAAAGAAGATGCCTAGTCCATCAATATTGATATACTTATCTGCCTCAATTAAGGTAAACTTCTTCATTCTTCTACCTCTTTTACATCTGCTGGGATTACTTTTTGATCTCTTGCCTGACTCAACATCTGTGCTGCAGCAGATAAGACATCAATGTTAGTTGAATTTGCCTTCACCATCTCATTTCTAAACGACTCCACACCAGCACTTGTTGAACGTTGCTGCTGAGAGTTCTCAATAAGTAACATGGGCATCCATGTAACCGCACATCCCCATTCATCTACAGGTTCACCTGTTTGTGGATTGGTTCCTCTGATTTGGGTATACCAAGAACATTCAAGCCCTTTACAGTCTTCGCCAATCAAAGGACAAAAATTACCAGGTTTAATTTGTGCCATAACGAATCACTTTGTTAATTTAGTATACCATATTTAGTTCAGTGTACAAATAATAACATCGACGTATTGAACGCCGAGGTCTATTCCATCACTGAATGTAGTATTAATCGTTGTTGATCCACTGAATGGGTGATTGTGTGCTCCACCACCACTTGACTCATTCATAGTTCCTGTGGCAGTATTACCATCAATAGTACGAGCACCAGTGTTACTAAATGGTGTAGCGTTAGCACCACCAGTAGGACCATAAATTGATGGGTGAACGTGATCTGGCAGTTCTGTTATTGACAGAGTATGGTTACCAACGAATTGACCAGCACCAGGAGGAATCTCTACTGGTAATGTAGTATTGATGCCAACGTTTATATTACCACTACTAGAACTCAAAGCAGTAACAAACGTAGTATTACCACCAACTCCACCACCAGCACCAGATACAACTCTCAATGCTCTATCACCATATGTGGTATCTTGAGTCCACCCAGTTGGTGCAGCTGCTTGGAAGAATAACTTCTTAGTTCCTGCAGGATACATCCAATAAAAGGAATCTATCTTATTGTTTGGGTCCAGTAGATCGAATAGAACCCCATTGTCTGTTAAACGTGCCATATCAAGCGAACGAGCAGATGATTACATCAATGTACTGAATTCTCAGGTCAATATTACCTGTTCCAGTAGCAGTAAGACTAACCTGTCCAGAGAATGGGTGATCGTGCGCCTGACCAATACCACCAGGAGATAGAACACCACCAGTATTATTAGCACCTGGTGTTCTAAAACTACTACCACCACCAGATGCGTTTGCAGTTCCACCCATATTAGAGTCGTGAGTGTGATCTGGAATCTCAGAAGTAGTCAGAGTGTGACCACCAACAGTACCAGATACTGGTGCAGTAGTGTTAAAGTTGACAGTAATGTTTGAATTGGAGGAAGGGAATACTGTGCTGAAGTTACTACCACCCGCACCAGAAGTTCCACCAAATCCAAATCCACCGCCAGCACCATTAACTAAGCGCAACGCCTTATCATTATGAGCAGTTACCTGAGTCCACCCAGTTGGTGCTGCTGCCTGATAGAATACGCTTACAGTATTTTGTGCTAATACGGAATACTTAGAAGATAATGATGTACCATCACTAAAAGTAACCCCAGTGGCGGTTAATTGTGCTGCCATCTTACAACCATACTTCCTTTATTTACTTATTTATCAAGTACATTTAATCCAGAATCCATCATCAGTGAACTCCCAACCATCTGCAAGCACTGCTTGATAGTTCTCATATTTATCTTTGAATCCTTCAGGAACAAAAGGTGGCCATTGATTCCTGTAGAATTCTTGTGTCCACCCATCATTATATGGGGATGTTGCCTGTACCTCATTCATGAGATCAGGGTAGATCTGACGACGTGGTTCATCACTACCCATCTCACGAACATATACTGTCTTGCCACCATCGGGTGACTCATAGATTTTAGCAGCCATTGTTCTTGTTAAACTTTTTACGACACGCCTTCACTTCCTTCATTTCATCTTTGATCATCTGATAAGCATCTTCCGCCTTGATTCTACCACCAAGTTCCATAGCACAGATAATCTCAACTCTAGTCCCAAAGTGCTTCAGTGCTTCTTCAAAACAATTTAGTTCTTCATACATTATTCAGTGCCTCAAGGGATGCTTCATAATCACGTTGGAAGATAGCAAGTCCCTCACGAGTCAACACACTGTCATACATTGCATTGAACACTTTGGTTGGCATGGTAACAATGTCAGAACCATACATGAAGCAGCGAGAGACATGATGTGCATCACGCAGAGATGCAGCAAGCACTTCAGTCTTCATGCCATGGACAGAACGACAGGTTGCAATAGCACGGACCAATTCAACACCACTGAAGGAGTTATCATTACAACGTCCAACAAAAGGAGACAGATAGGTTGCACCTGCCTTCATTGCCATCACTGCTTGTGCAACAGAGAAGACAAGAGTCACGTTAGTCTTGATACCCATTCCAGTCAGTCGCTTACAAACAAGCAGACCATCTGGAGTGCAGGGGAGTTTGATAGTGGCAGCAGTGCCAAACTTCTCAGCAAGGCGAACACCATCATCATACATCTCACCCACAGTGCCAACAACTTCCATGCTGACATCAGGCACACCAATATCAATCATCTCCTGATATACTTCCTCAGGATCACGACCCGCCTTGCGAATCAGGGAAGGATTAGTAGTGACGCCATCAACAAGTCCTGTCGCAAAATATTTACGGACTTCTTCAGTATCTGCAGTGTCAAGGAAGATCTTCATTTGTCTCCAAGGGAATAGTTTTCAAGATTATATTTGCGCGGTGAAATTTTGTCAATCTGTGCTTGTAAACTGTTCTCAACTTCATACAAACAATTGATCAGGCAGATTCTCTCTTCTTCAAGATACTTCACACGCTTTTCAAGTTCTTCTACTTTATCTTGAATATCATTGAGAGGTGCCTGTTCTTTGATGCCCCACTTCTCAAAATAAGGATTTGGGTTTTCTTTCATATCATTTATAAATGAATGGGTCACGGTTTTTGTTCCTGAACCTTTGAATAAAGTCTCTGACCTTATTGATTAGTTTCCTCACAACTTACCTCCAACAACCCCACTATTTACAACACGAGTGTTATCTTCTAATGACCCATCTTGCAAACATTTAAGATGCCAACGAGTGACTTCTAATACACCCTCATATGTAGCACCAGTAATAAAATGAGCGCCCAGAATAGGTTGCTTCAGGACGCTGGTATATAGACCAAAGCGTGTCTTTTTGATGTAAAATACATCATCAATCCACTCTACATCTTCAGGAATCTCCTTCTCAATAGTAGGGTTAGGACCCAGAGAAGTCATGATGGTTGGTCGTTTGGTCTCAGTCTGCTGTTCCGTCATCTTTTTTATTAAATCCAAAAGGTGCTGTCTGTTCTTCCTTCTCTGCACGAAGTTTATGTGCAAGAGTACAGACTGTTTCCATTACTTTAAGAGTATCTTCAGTCTTAGAACCTTCTGGCATGTTACGATGAACAATGTCAAACAAGGGGAAGAACTGATTAGATGCTTCCAATACTTCTTCAGGAGTCAGAGGTTCTTTGTTCATTTTTGTAAGGGTGTGGTTTGATAATACGGTTTTCAGCAGAGGTTTTGTGGAGTTGTTTAATTGCAGCAACAACCTCAGGAGTCTCATCCCACTCCCAGGTCTCTCCACCTTTACCAGTAAAAGTTCTCTTAGTCATTGTTATCTCCTGACTGTCTGGATTTTATCACATATCCAGTGATTGTGCAATCTTCTTTGCAATTACTTCATTAGTAACAATACCAGAGTGTACTAAGTCTCTGGCAGTATCTACTTGCTTGATGTAATCACAATCTATTGCCTTCCTATTTGATGGATAGAGTGTAAAATCATAGTATTTTGTGCTGCTCCACATCATCTGTGCAGTCAACCTTGTCATCCTTAGGTGCTCTTCATTATGATGATCAAACCTTCTCCATGCTTTACCAAGTCCACCAATATCTTCCTTCCACTGACCACAATGAACCACAGAATCATTCAAATATAGTGGACATCTTTGAGATGCAGACCATGAGAACACCACTGCAAGTGGTTCAGGGTACAGTGCCTTCAACTTAGCAGAGTTATGTAAAGAGAACATAGGAGATGATCCAGGTGCTCCCATATTGATGACTGGTCTTCCAGTTATCCCACTTAACTGTGCAGCAATAGTTGAACTTAACTCACATCCAACACCAAAAACATAAGAACATCCAAACAAAACAATACACTTATGCCACGGAATACGATCAAATTCTTGGGTTCTATACCCCATAGAATTCAACCTATAACTGACACCAATGTTCCTATATCTCCAACTAGCTGGTTGTGACTTAGCGTTCTTTATGAATAACTGCTTACTGTCTTGGTCGAACCAAGAACCACTTTGATCAGGTCTATCCTCTAATTCGTAAATGTTCATTGGAATACTTTTATACCATGAGTATCAGACCAAACCTTGGCATCATACTCATCATTGACTATTGGTTGTCCCTTAATATTTAAACTGGTATTAAGAAGAACTGGGTGACCAGACACCTTACCCCAACGAAGCAATAGATCATGTAACCTTGGTGCATCAGACTTCTTCACTGTCTGCACTCTACTGGTCCCATCAACATGCACTACTCCAGGTAATAACTCTGGCATCTTACACTTGACAGTATACTGCATAAATGGACTCTCCACCATGTCATCATGCATATCAAAATACTTTGAAGCATATTCAATTGGAACCACTGGTGAGAATGGTCGGAACGACTGTCTATGTTTGATAGTATTAACAACGTCTTTGATATTATGAACCGTTGGATCTGCCAATAAACTCCTAGCACCAAGTGCTCTGGGTCCAAACTCTGCTCTACCTCTAGCAAGACCACATACCTTATGATACCTCAGGTATTCAACAATTGAAGCATTCATATGCTTATGTAAGATCTTATATCCCAAATAGGGAGTGAATGGTATCCTTATCTTCTTATGTGCGAGGACAGCACCAATAGCAGATCCTGCGTCATCTGGCGCTGGCATGATCCACACTCTCTTGAAGAAGTCATATGCATGTGTGTTTGCAGCACAATTCAATGCACATCCACCCATAATCACGACATTATCACTACCAGTCAATCGTTTTGTGAGTGCTAATGCATTACAAAATAATGTAGTGTAAACCGTTTGAGATGCAGCAGCAATCTCTTCAGGACATGCCTCTGGTTGCCAATCACCTACACCTCTGTGCATATTTTGTTTGCATTCAAAATCCATCCCAATCAATTCACTAAAAATCTTACCAACATAATCACCACCTTTACCATATGCTGATAGACCCATCATCAAATATTCTTCTTCATTTGGTTTGAATCCACAACGCTGAGTCATTGCAGAATACCAAAGACCAATACTATTCGGATACTTAAGTCTCCAAAGTTGTTTAATATTATTACCTTTAGCAGACCAAATGCTCATGGTGGTTGTCTCACCAATACCATCAATCACAAGAATGGCACTACTTTGGAACTTACTGGTGAAGTATCCAGCACAAGCATGACTGTAGTGATGGTCAATAAACTTATGCTTACAATTAAAATACTTGGTGAAGTTGTCTTGAAATGGTCCTTGACCTGCTCTAATCTGTCGCAACTTCTTCCTAAGTGGTTGCTCATACCAACAGATCAGTTCAGGTTCACCATACTTATAAGCATAATTGATCAGTTCTTCACAAATATATGGATCGTTCTTCTTCCTACTAAAACGTTCACTCTGACTGGCAAACATGAGAGAATCATTAGAAAATACTGCTAGAGCAGCATTGTGACTATTCGATGATATCCCCCATGTTATCATATTGCTTCTCCCAATAACTGACAGGTAGTGTTGGATCTTGTTTGATGTAAGGTTCCGTCTTGTTCGCTGGACACATAGAGCAGAACGATTCGTCCTCTCTACTCAAAAATTCTTTTAGTTCTTCATCAGTGCAATCTAGTGTCAATGGTTCATATTTTAGATAAGGATCCCACTTTTGACTCAGATTATACTTGTTTGCTTGCATAGGAAGGTACGCTAATGCAGGGCACTTCCACAACTTACCCTCATGTATTTGAATGGCATGTTTAGATACACACTTCTCCCAACTCAACCTAGGATTATTATCTTCATATGGCATAATGTTGTTGCCATATCCCTTGTATTGAGGTATCCAGTGAGTATTTGTAAAGTCCCAAAACTCTACATGTACACCCAGGTCATGCTTCCATTCCTTTGCAAGTTTATATCCTCTCTTGAACCTCCTTACATAGTCTTTATGTTTGGTGCTATGAATCGATATCGCTAGATTTGTCTGCGTTGCTAGTAATGCTTGAGGGAGTCTAGGGTGTTTATGTAGGAAACTAGCGTTTGATACTAAATCGATTTTAGTTGATGGGTCAGGATATATCATCCTAACCAAATATACAATCTCTGTTAATTCTTCGTTTAATGTTGGTTCTCCACCTAGGATGACAAATGTATCAGGCACCACCCTTTGACTCCAATTATATAGCCATTCTCTGGCAGTATCTAAAGATAAATTACCAGAGTGTCCATGATTGGAGTAATGAGAACAACCCTCACATGTAAAATTACACGCATGAGTTACATGTAGTTCTATCTGCTTAGTGCTAAATTGCATAATAGTTGAAATTGATAACTATTCTCTTATAGTCATCATAAACTCTAATCATCGATATAATCAGTAGATTTGAGCATCTCTACAGCTTCAGCAAATGTCTTTGAGGGAATATGTAGAGATAAGCATCTTCGATTAACTATACCTGGTTTTGTAGGAATAATCGCGTATGGTTTAGACGTATCAAGGAGATATGCATCCCCAGGTTTTGCCATGAATCGACGACCCTTCTTCAAATATCCATCATAAAATACGGCACCTTCAGATTCAGTGTTATCTTGAATGGG